GGGTTCCCGCCACTTTGCCCTGTCGGCACCCATTCACCGCCATCGGCAATATAAATGGGAGCCGGTAAAGAAACGCCCACAAGAGCCCACCATCCATCATGAGGAAATGGATAAGCTGCTTTTAATTTCTCAATGGTAGTAAATAACCCCTTACTTGCTGCTTTAATGTTTTTTGCTTCAAGCCAGCCATCTACTTTCACATTTCCTTTCAAATGGGTTCTGCCTTGAACGGTCATATCTCCACCTACAGCCGCATTGCGACCAACGGATATATCTCCGTCTATTTGTTTCGATTCGTAACTCATATTAATACTGATTTTGCCAATTCGTTCAATGCGGAACTTTTTTCCGTATCCCCGAATGTTGTTAATACTAATGCGGCAATGGTATATACCACCGCGTCATAACATCGCTGACAAATTTCAACCGCACCATACTTGTCTATTTTAGGGTAAGGCAGATATACCGCACGGCTGACTAATGCGTCTGTACTCTTACAAGAATAAAATTCCATTACGCGCCCTTCCGGACGTATGGAAATGGCACAAACAGGACGTTGGCATGTACCCCGAATTCCCTTGAACCGGGAAGACTGTTTCTCGTATTCAGGGTCATCGGTATTTATGGGATTGAATACCGCACGTTCCCAATCATTCATTTGGAAAACGACAAAACGCATGAAATCTTCCGGCAGTAACACCCAACCGCTTTCATGTTCTTGCCAATATATGGCATCAGCAAAATTATGCCCTCCGTCAAGTAAATAAGGAGGTGCGGAACTATGTACGCGCTTTACCGCTTCCACAATCTTTGATTTGATAATATCATCGAGTGCAAGAGTATCTACGTCACCGATTATTTTCAATGTATCACTCGTTGTATTCTGGTCAAGCGCTACACGTACATCTTCGGTTATCTTGTCAAGTTGATATACTGTCATAAACTACAGCGATTATGATAATCCCTCAAATTCAATTCCGTGTGCCGCAGCTTGTTCCAAAATTGCTTTGGAAGAACGCATGGAAGTACGACTGATACCAAAAGTATCTGCAAGGTAATCCTTTGCACTGGCTATGTCACTCACTTTGATTTTTCTAATTGTCAAATCGCCATTTGCCGTATTGTCTTGTGGCTGTTCGTCCAATCCTGCAACTTCTGTATTGCCTTGTGATTGACTGTCCAAATTTGCATCTTCTCCGTTTACTTCCTCCTCATTGCCTGTACTTTCAACCTGCTGCTTTTTTGAAGGAGCAGCTTTGGGCGGTTTATTAGCAATCACCCTTGACACAGAGTTACCTTGAGCGGAATATAATTTGAATAACTTGCCAAATTTATAATGGCTCTCTATGGATTTTTGCAGCATTTCATCATTGGTAGTAAATACGCTGCTGCCGTCCGACAAGGGAACAAATGTTATGTGCAAATTCTTTTTGCTCGGAAGCACCACATTAATACTAACATTGGTGTTCGCTTTGTAAGTCTTGATTGTCATATTGTTTTAAGAATTAAAAAAGGGATGGGACTTCCTTATCCCATCCCTCGGTTATTTATCAATTAGTTTTGGTTGGTTAAGCTGCAACAGAAGCAGGTGCTTTGGCGAGCCTCATACGTGCATGGGCTTTTGCATAACGTAAATACAGGCAACTTACCTCTTGAATGACTACTGCATCAGTACGACGGATGCCGGCTTTCTGCAAGTCAAGTACATTTCTCGCCCAAGATACATGGGTTTTCTTGGAAAGATATTCCGGGTCCATTGCGAAGCCACAATCACTCATTCCGTTCACATCGAACAGTTCATGATGAATAGTCAGTACCTCGCCAAAGTCAGTATCCCAAGATTTGAATTTCAAGTTCCATACTTCCACAGTATCTTTCAGGCGGAATTTATCACTCTTGATTTTACTGAATGCAGACAACATATCACTTCCACAGAATAAAATCTTACGCTTATTGCCGATACCGGTACCGACAAAGAGGTCTTTGGTAATGTCAACAAGATTGTCATCTGTGATTTCGGCACAGTTCTTTTCGGTATTCCATTCACCGACTTCGATGTCTTTTCCTGCCATCCACCAAATACCACCCGTAAACCAAGTGAGCATACCGTCTTTGGCAATATGTTTGATAACGTTCTTGACACCAAAAAGATAGGTATTTTCCATGGCAAGACGCATATCATATACACCGTCTTCTTCAATATCAGAGAAATTCCAATTTACTTCTTTAGCTGCAATCTTATCAAATGTGGATTGCTCTACCTGTATCATGAAGTTTTGGCAGTACTGTGTTTCCGGCATGGGAATATTGTTGAACCGTCCGGTTTGCACATCCAACTCACCACAAGCCTTACCCATACGTACAAGGGTAGTCCCGGCAGGAATGGCAGGCACAAGAATAGGCTGCTTAGTGGAAGTATCCAACTTTCCATTCACCGCATAAACAGTAGGAAGATTGGTTGTGCTGTCTTTACCACAAACGCACAGCACAAGGTCAGGAACATTGCTGTCATCGTCAGTGTATGCAGTACCGTCCGGCTTGGTTATGGCACTGATGCCTACGACACGGATAGTATCGTCAAGTGTAAACATATTGAGGTCATCCACAGGCAAAGATACACTTGCGCCACTTGTCATTGCTTCCAACGCCTTGCTTGTGCCGCATTTGATTTCCCGTGTACCTACGCTGTAATACTTCACTTCAAACGAACTACAACTGCTGGACTTTGCATAGCGGCTGATTTGGTCGATTGGAGTAGCCATCGGACGGATTTTTACGATACGTTTATCCACATCACTCAAATAGAAATTCGGGTCACCGTTCTCACGACCACCAGTTTCTGTGGCAATACCGTCTGTTCCGGCTGTACCATCCGCACCGGCTGTTACTTTGCCTGCATCAGGCAGATTCGATGCGTCTGCCATCATGACACCGCTTGACGCACCCGTCACAAACGCCAATATCATCAGCGTAATGCGACAAAAGAAACTCATTGTTTTCTTCATTACTTTAAAAATTAATTGTTAAAAAATAAACGATTTATCTTTATCTATTTATCGCCTTGCGTTTTTCACCTCCACGTTCCCAAATATTCTGCGTGCCATCATAACGTCCAATGGCACCAAGGTCGGGCATTTGTCGTGAACCGGCATTTCCACCACCGTTCTTCCCGGCAAGGTCAGCAGTACCATCGCCTTTGCTACCTTTACGCAACCTCTCTTCAATCCTGCTGTTTCGACCTTTCACTTCGCCCTCATGACCGGCAGCTTCCACATCACTGTCGTGTTTGATAGCCTTTATAGCCATTTGTACGCTTTCACGTGTAAACTTGCCAAGAAGCCCGTCTCTCATAATTCCAATAAGAAACTCCATTGCCTGGTCTATCTCATCATCTGAAATGCCATCTTCCTGTTGTACTGTTTCAAGTGTGGCCAGCGTTTCCGCAATGTTTTGTTGGTACTGTTCCTCAAACTCATTTTCCTTAGCTATACGCTCTGCATATTCTTTATTGGCAGCAGCAAGGGCTTCCTGCTTTTCAGGGTCTTCAAGTGCCGCTTTGAAGTCATCACCGAACTTGCGCACCATACCGACAATAGGGTCTTCTCCCTTGCGCCAGTCGGTAAGAAAAGCGGCACTTCGAGGATTGCTCGCAAACAGGTCGGACAGTGCCTTTTCGCGTTCTTTGTAACCGGACAATTCTTTGTCGTAACCATCGTAATCGTCATTGATTTGACCGAATAACGCTTCATCATCGGCAAACTCCCTGTCCGGATACTTCGTTTTCAATCGCTCCGCATATCGCTCACGATTGCTCTTAACTCCCGTATTATTAGGCATAATTGAAAAAATTTAATTTAGACTCTTATCAATAAGGCAAAAATAGCGAGGGAAACAAGAATACCACGTTTATCTTTTTACTCACCTATTGGTAACTTTGAAACACAGGTAGATAGGTAAATGAAGCACAAGGGAGCAATTATGGAGTACTCACAAGAGCGCATGAATGACTTGATGAGGGCATACGATGAATACATTTCATCGTGTGGTTACATTCGTATGCCCGAAGTGTACAACGTAATAGTCAATATGCCATCCCGCCGATTTTGGGTAAGCGACATTCGTGCAGCATTGGTTATTTCCTCAATAATGAGAGGAGACGACAATTTAAGCGGAATGTGGCCGCTGAAGAAAGAAATGTACGAGGAAATATACACACGGGTACTTAAACTGAAAGTTGAATATCCGGATTTGACTATCTCCGAACTGTGTTCCAAAGTAATTGCGCAACCTGCACCCAAATTTTACCTGACACCGGGCAGTGCCAAGATGATGATATGTAAAGCAAAGAAACAATGGATACAAGAAAAGTGGAAAAAGTTACGGCTCTTGTAATTGCTGCCGTGGTTGTATGTTTGTCGTTTTTCAGAATATGGGATTGGCAAACCGTTGGCATTTACGCTGGAAGTGATATGTCCGGACGCTTATTATACCCGTTCTTCCATGCAAACGCCTTTCATGCTGCACTAAACTCCTGGTGTTTGCTCGCAATGATGTTCATTTATGACATTAGGATAGGAAGATTACTATTAGCTTATGCCATTGCCACCACAATACCCATTGATACCATTGGGGGGCTTATTGCCGGAATGGATTCACCAACCGTAGGATTGTCAGGAATAGTTTTTTTCTTATTCGGTTCAATCTCATTTGAAGTGTTGCGTAAATGGTATTACCAGTTGTGGATGATATTCTACCTTACAGCAGGTTTCTTGCTTCCAAACACCAATGCCATATTGCACCTATGGTGTTATATGTTAGGATTTCTTGTAGCCCTACTCAATAAGCCGATAATAAAAAAGTCACATGGTTCAAAGTAGTGCAGACATAAAAGCCATCAACGATATACTAACAGAGAACGAACACCGCAATGCGATTGTTTATGCAAAATTCAATCCGATCACAGGTGAAGGCTCTGTGGGGGAACGTGTAAAATGTAGCATTAGCGACTTTCCCATACGCAATCAATGGTTGCCCAAGCGTATAATGAAAATACCGCTTGTACGCCAACTTATTGAAGCCGGCTCTATTTCTAAATTCCTCACGGATTATATGGGGGTAGAAGATAATCCAGGGGACCGTCTGAAAGTCATAGAGCAGTTTGTACGAATACGTAGCCGTGAGGACTTTCCGTTTTGGGCAGCGACATTGGTTTATATCAAGAACAAAGGCGGTGGAGAAGATGTCCTGTTCCGTCTTACAAGACCGCAACGCCGCTTTGTGGAACGGCTTGAAAAATTACGTATCGCCGGAAAACCAATACGGATTATTCTGTTAAAGGCACGGCAATGGGGCGGTTCTACCACCTCACAGCTTTATATGGCATGGTTACAGCTTCTTCATAAAGTAGGTCTGAACTCGCTTATCATTGCCCATCAAGGTGCAGGCTCCGATGAAATCAAGGATATGTTCGACAGGATGATTAAGAACTATCCTGTCGAAATGCTTCATAAGATTGACGAACTCTACAATGAGAATGAGCCTAAACTGGTAGGGGTGGGCAAATCGGGCAGTATCTACCGTGTTCCTCAACGAAACTGTAAAATCAAGATAGGAACGGCAGAACGCCCGGATAGTTGCCGAGGTGGAGACTATAACCTTGTACATCTTTCAGAAGTTGGAATATGGAAAGCAACGGAAGGCAAGAAACCGGAAGATATTGTACGGTCAGCGTGTTCGGGTATCCTTTACAAAGCCTACACCATGATAGTCTATGAAAGTACGGCAAATGGTACTGGAAATTTCTTTCATAGGGAATATACTGCCGCAAAACTGGGAAGGTCTCAGTTTGAAGCCATGTTTGTTTCATGGTTTGATATTGAACAATACACCCTCGCTTTCAATTCGGACAAAGATAAACGAAGTTTTGCAGAGTGGCTATATAAAAACCGTAACAATGAAAACACCGATTCTGAACGTGAAGAATGCGGTAAGTACCTTTGGTGGTTATGGGAAATCGGAGCTACACTTGAAGCTATCAACTGGTACATTGCCGAACGCAGGAAATATAATGACCATGGGCAAATGGCAGCAGAATTTCCGTCTGATGATATTGAAGCCTTTGTCCATTCAGGTGCACGGGTGTTCGACAAGTACAAAATTGAAAAACTACGTCCGTCATGCCGTGCCCCACGATATGTAGGAGAAGTATATGCAGATGCGGATGAAGGTAAATACGCTTTGCAGAACCTGCGTTTCGTGGAGGACAAACAAGGGCTGTTACATATTTGGGAATTGCCCGAAATAGACGAAAAGGAAGTCGTAACAGACCGATACCTGACTGTCGTGGATGTGGGAGGTCGTTCCAATAAAGCAGACTATTCCGTTATCCTTGTACTTGACCGTTTGTTTATGGCTGACGGCGGTAAGCCTGTTGTAGTGGCACAATGGTATGGACATTGCGACATTGACCAACTTGCTTGGAAAGCGGCGCAAATAGCGGCATTCTACGATAACTCTCTTTTAGTAATAGAGAGTAATACGCTGGAAACGCATGATAAGGAACGGCAGGTGGATGGTGACCAGTCACAGTTTATTCTTAATCAGATAAAGGACATATATCCCAATCTATATGCACGTAAGCAGTCAGAAGAAGATGTACGTGAGGGATTGCCTACAAAATACGGCTTCCACACCAACGTTTCCACCAAACCAATGATTATATCAACATTAGTCAAAGTTATCCGTGAAAACCTGTACACGGAACGTGATGAGCGTTGTTTAGATGAATACTTGTGTTATGAGAAAAAACCGAACGGTGCTTTTGGAGCAATTACCGGTAAGCACGATGACTTGTTAATGACAAGGGCTATCGGACTGCACATCTGTTTCTTTGAAATGGATATTCCCAAGATTGTACCTCGTATCGGGCGATTTGCCATTAAAAGGAAGAAAGCTGTCTCAGCAGCGACTATATAAACTTAGTAAATTATAAAAGTATGAAAACAAAAT